ATGTCTATGAAGAGTGGGTTAGAAGTGAAAAATGGTAATGATAATTTGACCCGTTACTTGACCCGCATATCTCGCAGATTTTTTAAAAAATCGCATAAGTTATTGATTTTAAATGGCACCCCTACAGGATTCGAACCTGTGACCTACGGCTTAGAAGAGCGTAGAATTATGCTTTAATATCAACTAAATACAGTCTTACCAAGCGTTCACACGTCCCACCTTACCTAAAGTTACTTGAAGTTGTCTTATGCTACTTCATGTTGCTTGTCCCAAATCCGTCCCATTAATTCTCCCACCCTGCTATACTCTCCAAAAACTAACTGGATCTGTTATGAACCTCGCAAACTTAACTCAAGAAGAAAAAGACAAAATTAATGTCGATTTAGCCGCTTCAGGTGTCGCATACAAAGAGCGACTCAATATGCCAGTTGTTGCGTCCGAAGTTGAACGACAACAACCAGCACATTTGAGAGCGTACTTTAATGAACGATTAGCGTTTTATCGTGAGAGAAGTAAGAAGTTGCCAGATGCGAATTCTGTGCAGTATTTGAAAGCAGAGTAGTTTAAATAAAGCGGCATAACTCATGCCGCCAAATAAAATATTTTAATGTGCCTTAAAAGGTGTATCGCTATCAGTTTTAAATGAAATTCCTTTCTTTGATTCATATATTTCTGAGCACATTTTCTTATCACACTCTACTGCTAAAAAGAAATTTCCTTTTTCTTTGTTATCTATCGATTTTCGACACCCGGAATAATTACCACTAAATGATCTTATTTCCATATCATCATTATAAGATATGCATGCAGGTAATTTAAATGACATGCCTCCAATAAGCATTTCTTTATCACCATTATATTTTGCTAAGTTTATTTTTGGGAAAACCCACATTGATCTAGCGAAATCAATATCTTCCGCGTCAAGTTTACCAAGGCTCGATGAGGAATTAAAAATCCCCCTACCAAATCCTAACGAAATTTCCTCTCCAGAAGCTACCTCAAGAGCTGTTGGTAGCTGATCTAATACAGTTCCATAAGTATCAATTTCTTTACTCTCAATTCCATCTTTAAATACCATGAATAAATTACTTCTCTTAGATTCAGTACCTATTATTTTATCCCACCCCATTAATCCATGATCTGAAACAAGAACTATAGTTGTATTCTTGTAATATTCACTACTTTGTATTTTTTTTATGAAGTTATAAATCGTCTCATCCGCACAATCTATGCTGTTTAAGTAAAGTGAGTCATTCTTTTTTTCACATGAAGCAGATGGGTATCCAGGTGTATGAGTATTTATTGTGGATATATACAACGAAAACTTATTACCAGAACTAGATTCTTTATTAAAAATATCAATGGCATAATCAAATATCACCTGATCATCTATACCCCATGAGTTTAGCTGTTCTTTGCTTAATTCGTTTTTGTTAAATGTTTTTTTCTCTATTATTTCATCGAATGAATGAGTTTTTAAAAAAGCCCTCATTCCAGAGAATGAAGCGTCCGTGCCAGATAGATATATGTTTTTATAATTACTGTTTTTTAAAATATCAGGAAAGCATTCTGCTTTAGGTAAGAATATATCTAACTTAGATGCATCATTACCAGTTCCTATCAAAGGAAGCCCACACATCAAGTTAACATGACCAGCAATAGTCCAGCCAGACCCTGTAACATAGCCTATGTTAGAGAAATCAATTTTATTATCTAATGAAGATATCTTTTTTAAATGATTATCACCATTTATATCCATAAATGTTCTCTCCAAGCTCTCTGCAATTATAAATATATAGTTTCCTTTTATCGATTTATTAATGTTATCATCCACAATGTATCTTTTATTGGCTAAAGATACTTTATTAGTGTGTATTAGGTTTATTATATTTTGCATTGGCTTTGATAATGACAGGAAAGTAAGTAAAACAAAAACAAAAGCAAGATCAAATAAATATGAATTCCTTTTTAATTTAAATGAGATAAACAATGAAATAAAAATAAAAAATGCAGATAGTAAAACTACCAATAAATTTGTTCTATCGACATAGATCGGCACATCTTGTGATATTTCTGATGTAAATAGTGTATATATCACAGCTTCATTTATACCATCACCAGTATAAAAGTCTGAAAAAAGCCAAATTGAAACAGCAATAAGCAACAAAATAATAGTAATTGATTTTAATATATAATATCTCTTAGAAAGAATTAACAATACACTAAAGGCTGGGAAAATAAGGAAGTAGTACATTTTATTACCAAAAATAAACAAAAAATATAGCCAATTATATTAATTTTATTTATTAAAGAAAACAATAATAAAATTGCACTAAACTTCCAATATTTGATTGTTTAGATATAGATCACAAAAAGAAATACAGAAGATTCAATCTAAATAACATTAGACGAAGTTACTCTACCATCAGGGTGGAATACCAATTTCCTCATATTTCCTTCGGTATCCCTCATTTGAAGTGCACTATTTTCACCCTCAAGTATCACATTCCCCCCTCTTCCAATTCTGAACTCACGCTTACCACCATTCCATGCTTCAAAATGGCTGAAAGAAACTAATGAAGTTGATAATTGTTCTGATTTAAAAAGAGCGCCATTGAAGGATGGGTAGTTTGTGGATGACAGAGACCCAGCGATGTTTGCTTGGTCAGTTTGCACAGAAAGTCCTGATTTTTTTGGTTCAGAATAAAATCCGTTAATAAAACAAGTTGGATAACCTTGCATATTTATAATAAAGTTATTTGCTGGTGTTCTACTTTCGACGTTGCTTTGTATAATCTTTCCTCTAACGCCAAGAGATGAGTTTACTATCTCTTTACTAGCATCCCATTTCATATCAGCGCAACTTAGTATGGTTGAATTTACTAACTGTGATCTAATTGCAATATCTCCATCCAGATAGTTGCTAAAGAATCCATTCGTATATCCTTCAATAACCAATTGAGCATCAGAGAACGAAGTAGTTCTGTTGGAATTAGTAAGAGAGCAGGATACGTTAGCAGCAATTAATCTCATCCCTGATTTAACAGTTTGATGGTAATTTGCATTTTGTACATGTATACCATATACATATGCTTCCGATGGCGGCTTATCAACAACAACAGCGTCATGATTAGTGGCGTTATTATTAAAAAATGGATTTTGTATATAAACCATCTGAGAGCCATAAATATAAATCATGCCAGTTTTTTTGAATGTTGGACTTGTAGATCCTAAATAATAATCACAGCCAATATGAGTTTGATGGAGATTTGATTTTATTCCTTCTGTAAATTTCAGCTCAGTATCTTTTGCTTCTTTAATGCTTGGTACGGTATATTTTAGATTACTTGTTGAAACAAATGGTGCAATAGAATCATTATGATCCGTTCTGAATTTGCAATTTATAACCTTTATTTCTTCCGTTGAAGCCGCTAAATATGCAGACACTGAAAACCACTTACCTAAATCAACATTTGATATTTCTCCCCAATCATTATTTGATAGAGAACCAACCAAAGGCCTATTAAATCGTGCGGTAAGTATCCCTATTGATGGGCAGTACTCTTTGTTAGTTACAACCTTAAAATTCTTTAGATACTTATTCCTTAACCCTGTCATATCAAATAAAACATCACCACTTAATGATGGTGACGGTATTATTTTAGTACTTTCAATATTATCACCCTCAAACCCCAAGCAAACATTAGTGGGGAATCCATCTTGAGTGTTAAGGTCTGATTCTTTTTTTGGGCCAAAAAATAAACGCTCAGATATTGTAAAATCACCAGCTCTTGACCTTATGATTGAATTAAATCCTCTAGCATACTCTATGGCGGCTTTAAATGATTTCGTCGAGTCACTTCCGCTTTTAGCTCCCCAGCCTTCAACATAAAATCCCTTTCTTTCTAATAATACATTTCCATCTACAAACTCAATAACCCCTTGGTCGGTGACAACGTCATACCCAAGGTAATCATTCTTCTCAAATGAGAAAATTTTATAAGGTATTGATAATTCATCGAATGGAAATAAAAGAACTCCATCACTATCTATCAGTGATTCTGTGTATTTATCGCCTGGATATAATCTTTTTACATTATTTATTTTACTAGAAAAGTAAAATTGTTGAGCGCCGTAGCTATCATAAACAGCCATGCTGTGATCTGATGTGGTTGAAAACTTAGCAATCTGCCCATTGTAAACAGGAAAACCAGCTTGATTGATAATTAAAGGCTGAGGCACGGGAATATGAGAGCCATCTTCATTCTCTAAATAAACCTGAATTTGATTTTCTGGTAATGTTGGATCGGTATCTATTTTACCAATAAATATCTTACCATTACTCGCCGCTTGGAATTTCCTTGCGAGAGTGAATAATTGTGACGGCATTGACACGACAACATTAGGAATAATATCTGACATTGCTTTCTCCAAGCGTGAGTAGTCGCACCAGTGTTAATCTGGTGTATTTTGGACGTAAAAAACCGCAATTAAGCGGTTATTTATAAATGTAAATTTGTTTACTTATCTATATCACTTTCAATGATCTGCAATTTGCATTTAAGGCTGGATAACTCATCTCTCAAATCACTTAACTCATTGGTTAGGTGACTATTTATGTACATTTGTTTATCTAACTCTCCTGAATAAAACGGGAACATAATAAAAGTCATGTAAAAAGTATATATTGCACCAATAAATCCAATCCTGATTGGCCATGAGTAATCATCTAGGCTCACATCTAACACAAAAAAACAATAAAGCCATGCTAAAAAAATAGTAAGAAAAAATATATTCTTCCTTCTTTCTAGATTCATAACGCATTCACCTATAAGGTATTTTCAATATTTAAACATAATATCAAAATAGATTTATTATTACTCCCTATTTTTCGCCTGCGAGCCAGCACTTAAACTTTGTGAGATTGTAGATACTGCCTTTTCGAACTTGCTTGTTCCTGCAGGTGTTCCTGCCAATCTCATCACTGCCTCTCTAACTGGTTTACTTTCATAAATGCGAGCTAGTGCGCCATAAGTTCCAGCGCCAATTGCCGTTGATGGTTTTATGGCTGCGCCTAGGCCAAGTATGAAAGGAATTGCTTGCTGACCAGTCGGCGTTGTGACACTGGCTTTTGCGGCTTGTTTTGTTGCTTCTAAATACTTTTTCAAGCCATTTATATAAATAGCATCTTGACCTCTAAATGCTATCCCTGTTTGGTTTGACATAATATTTAGTTGCCTCAAGAACTGATCTGGAGAGTCTCCCGCTTTCTCAATTGCTTTACCAATAATGGCATTCCTCATTTGAGCGCGACCACGAGTGTCAACTGAGTTATATAAACTCCTAATTTCAGATTTGTTTTTACTAAATAAAATATTGTTAACCACCTCTGGAGTTAAATCACCTTTGGTTAAGATGTTCTTCAATCGAGTATTTAATATTTTATTTGCTTCATCTGCATAGATAGCATTGGCTTGGTTATATTTGCGTAAAGCATCAGCACCTAAGTTTGATGATATTGCATCACCAGCATCATCAGACATGGCTTTATAAACTCTATTTATCGCAGCGTCAGAGCGATTAGGCATAGCCATTCTCTCACCCTTAACGTCTTGTCTAAATTGAGTCCTTAAGTCTCTTAATTGAGAAATATCAACGTTACCAGATGCAAGCTCATTCCTGTAAGACTGCAATTTTGAGATGGTCTGTGTATCAGCAACCTCACCAAGTTTAGATAATTTAGCTATTTCGCTATCAATCTGATTTATTGCTCGGTTAGGTGTGATAGGCACACCAGATAACGCATTCTGGATTGATTCCAGTCTTTCACCGGCCGCCTGTTTTATTGTTGATGTTTTTCGTTTTAAACTCTCAACAACTTGGCCAGGATCGTACTCGCCAAACCTGTCTGCGAAATCTCGAACAAGTTTACTCCTCGCCTCTTGTTGATTTGATCGCAAACCTGCAGTACCAGCAAAAGGAATATTTTCAGCAGCTCCTTGAGCCAGCCTACCTGTTTTTGATTGCGGAGGAACAACGTCAGTCGTGTATAGAGGTACATTGTTCTGCTTAGCAAATTCAGACAGTTCAGACGCTTCTTGAGTTGGCTTACCGGTTGCTACCCGATAACCACTATTAACAAGCTTCTCTGCCGCTTTAAATCCACCTCCAAGTCCTGCTGATAATGCTGTTTGCAATGGATTAATATCACCACCACCTGCCATATTAACAGACGATTGTAGAGCTAAATCTGTACCTGCTGATTTTGCAGTAGCGCCTAATACAGTTGATGCTCTCCCCGCTGGAGTGAATGCGGCCGCGTTCGCGATAAACGGCATGATATCTTCAGCTGATAGACCAGGCTTATTTAATGCATATCGGCCAGATGGTAAATCAACTAACAGGTTCCCCTTTTCATCTTGAGATACCTTGCCTCCCATATTCCCGATCACTTTTACAAAGTCGTTATCGTTGCCGAACATTTGTACCCAAGCCGCTTTCATTGCGTCAGTATTAAATGCATTCATTTCTGGCGAAGACATGATCCCTTCGAGTCCTTGAACTTCAGGAGTCATTTTGCTTTCACCAGTAAAAGCATCTATTACTCTTTCACGGAAGCCTTTAGCGTCCTCAGATGATTGCTGTAAACCTTGGGATAAATTCTGATTGGTTTGTTTCATGCCAGCGATATAACTATTTTCTGGCTGTGCTTCTTGTTCTTGCTGAGGTTGAGGAAGCGGATATGCCTTATAAAACTGTTGCTTTGCATTATCTATATCATCACCAACATTAGGAGCAACCACATCATTAAAATATTGCTCTTGCGCTTCTGCTTTTTGTTCGCTAGATAGTGACAGGTACTGAGGTGATGCGATCACCTCTTTCCATGGTTTAGCCATTAATCACCCCATAATGAAGAATATCCGCTTTGGTTACTGCTAGCCGGTTGCTGTGTTGCTTGCTTGCTTGATGGTGCACCTAGATTGGCGTTATTCCTTGAATTAAATGCCTTCGTGTATTGGTCAATTATTTTCACCGAATTTTGTAATGCTTCAGGGCTGGAATAATCAAGCTGTGGCATTGACTGGAAGAACATTTTTGCTTCTGCAACCGTATTAATCCCACTAGCACCCATCTCTCTAGCTGCGCTAATACCTTGATTCTGCATATTGCCTTGTATACGCTGAGCGGCATTATATAAAGATCGCGCCTCTTTATTTACTGTCCTAGTTCCTGCGTCAGCTGTTATAGGCGTTGTTCCTGTTCCTCCAGTAATGCCAGTGATAGCATTTAATTGAGATATAGGCGCATTTGCTATTAAAGATAAATCCTCATTCATGCGTGTAGTTGATGCATTATTTGCTGTAGACGACACACTTGATAAAGCATTGACAGGAATGGTTACTACATTACCGTTAGCGTCGAAACCCTTGTAATACTTAGAGTCTCCTGCGCCTTGAGCTTTAGGGTCAATCATTACAGTTTGCCCATTGGATAACTGAGCCTGTTGTAATTCACTCTCTCCCCTACCTTTTAACGCTAAAAACTGCTTACGTTGTTCAGGGGTAAGAGATACCATGTACTCGTACTCTTGCACAGATGCAGGCTTACTTCCTGAAGAGTTAGCTGACCTAATAGAGTTTTGAGCGGAGATATTTTGCCCTCTAATTTGTATTTGATGACCTTCTCGTGTCAACGCTTCACTGGCTTGATTACTACGCACTGTCTCGGAAAGCTTATCTCTATCAATAGAACGACCTTCGATTTTATCCTGAATATCAAAATACTTATCAGGGCCTAATGCAGACATGCCGATATGGTCAGCTAACTCTATAGCCCCTTTGGGGTTTTCATTTGCCATTGCCAGAGCCTGCTGAGGGTCAATACCTAATCGCCTTAACTCATCAGCGTTTTTACGGATGTAATCAGTGGCGTTACCACTATTAATAGCCATCCGGTAGCCAGATGCTATGTTTCCTAAAGACTCCCTGACGTCCTCTGATATTCCCTGCATACCTGAGGTTATTTTCTCAGCTTGATCTGGATATGTAGCCATTAACTGCCTCATGGCGTCTCTATCTCCAGATGCGTACGCCTTGCCCCACAAAGATTGGAATTCTTTATCTCTTTGCTGATCTTGCTGTTGCTTGTACATTTCACCAAGCCCACCAAGCCCTTGGGCTAACTGTAACCCGATATTATTAGCTCCAGACCTTTGTAGGTCATTATTTTCTCGGATCATAGCAAGAGTTGCATTCGCGTCACTTGCTTTAGGGGCGTTAGTATTATTTAAACCAATACCGCCAAGAAATCCCCCTGATCCCTGCTGGTTCCATGTAGCCATATCATCACCTTAAAATAATGAACCAAGAACACCAAGGCCACCACCTATCGCAGCGCCCCATGGACCACCAATAGCCATGCCGGCAGTAGCACCACCTAATCCACCCATAATCCCTTGTTGCATAGATGAAGGACGGTTAGCCATAGCCGCTTGAGCAGCTGCATTCTGTTGTAGTAACTGACCTGTATTATTGGCGTAACTCTGACCTACGTTTGCCTGCCCTTGCAATGCGCCTAGACCAATATTCGCCAGATTCTGATAGTTGTTCATTTGGTCAGCCAACCAACCTTGACCAAGCGTAGGAGCGATAGATGCAAGTTGATTGCTTGTTGCTGTTGAACCTAATCCACCGGTAACTTCTGCACTGGATAATTGCTGGTATCTGGCTTGGCTTGCTAAATCATTAAACTGTTGAGAATTGTAGTATTGGTTTAGTGCATTTCCTTGCCCTTCTAATGTTGACAGGTTTTGCATTTGTCCAATGTACTGTTGCGCCATAGGTGTAAGAGGCGCCAAGTTATTCATGGTTGTCTGCCATATTTCACGCTGTAACGCTGTAGCTTCACGAGTCGCATCAGCTTGAGCACCTGCACCACCGTCACCGCCCCCTTTCATATATCCATGCATGGGTAGCAGTGAATTTCTGAATCTCTCTGAAATAATCAGCATTTTAATAACTCCTCGTACTGTTCGCGTTTGAGTTGATAGATGGTGACACCTACTGGTTTGCCATTACTGATATACGCATCATCCAAATGACCGACACGAGTAGCACCAAGCATTTTCACAATAACGCGACCATATTTTGTGGTATCAGGAACCATAGTTACTGAGTTAGTGAATTGACTATTTTCCAGCAACCACTTGCAGAATAATTTGTGTGCATCAAAGGCATACTTACCACGGAATCCAGCATCAAAGATGGCGTGGCACTCAACAACTGTATGCCAAAAATTACGCACCTCGAAAACACCAACCAACAGAACTCCTTCATAAATACCTAAGTAAAGCGCATCAGGTTTAATGAAATACTGATCATTACTATCAACAATATTCCCCGTGTTCGACTTATCATTTAAAAACTCAGATAGTCGAATGGGATTATCAATAATTTTAATTTCCATTAGTCTATTAATCCGTGTGAACGAAGCGCATCTTCGAGCGCCTTGATTCGTTGCCTTGCCTCGACTAAGCCATTAGCCAAAGTTTGTATTTCTGACCGTGTGTAATCGGCGCTGAATGAGTAGGATTGGTTGGCATTAAACGAGCCCTTAAATGCCGTACCTGTTGCTGATGTAAAGCCAGTAACACGAGGACCAACAACTTTAATTCCGTTTACTGAGTAGGATGTTGAAACATCGATAGGAGATGAAAGCTTCTGTTTTTCTGTTTTACTGAGAGAAACGTAATCAACTTTGATTTCAGATATTTGACCATCGAGGTCTTGTATCTTTATTTTCAGCCCATCAATGTCTTGCTCAACGTTAAGAACCCTTACCTCTAACTTAGATAAATCATCTTCCGTTTTTGTGATGCGTGATTCATGGTTTGCTAATTGATTACCATGTAGAATAATAGTCTGCTCAGCATCACCAAGCCTTTCCTCATGATCATCTAGAATAATGTCTTGTTCATCATTTTTAACTTGAGCATCGAGCGCTTCTACGCCAGCCTCATTTGCACGACCAGCTACCTTTGCCATATCATCAGCACCACTCAACACTATGCGTCGATAGGTTTCGCTAAAGTTATCAGGCAGGATGTTTGGAACAATATAAGAGGCCTGAATTTCTATGGGGTTAGAAAGGTTTTTATTTGCCATTATTCAACCCTCATAGACAGATCACTCAGCGTTACAGGTGACTTAGTGATAACGCGAACCTTAAATCCTATACTCTTCCTCACTCTTCCTACTCTTCGCCACAAAACACGGCGGTCATATTGGAATGGTGAGTTCTGTTCAATCATTTGCTCTCGACCAAAGTTAATGCCATCAGTCGTTGCAGATAGGAATAACTTATCAGCAATCTGAGCAACGCCTGTTGATGCTTCAAGCTCTAAATCGAACACTCTTGCGTTATCGGCTTTAGCCATAGGCGTGTATAAAATATGCTCTACTTGCTTGTCGTACTGAGATGATTTATTGAAGGCAAGATTACCAATAACTCCATCATTCTTATCCGCGACAGTGATCTGATTACCTTCGTACATAAAATCAATTGCACGATATGTTTCTTCATACAGTCCAGACTTTAGAATGCACCACTGCGGATATTGCTGACTGCCCGCTGCATCAAAGCAAAGCGTGTGACGCTGTAAGTGAACAATGAGCAACTCATGACCATCAAAGCGAATAGTCTCAAGAACAGCCAGTGACAACTCGTCAGATGTGTAACCACGAATAATTTTATCAATGCTTGCGGTAGATATTTGACTGGCAGAACCAGAACCCAAAACATAAACTGATGGCGCGCCGTTTGCTGGGTTACTGATGAATGCGAATGATTCTCCAAACTTACACTTAGCATCACGACCAGCAACACCCATCTGAACCATATAAGATGGCTGTGGCGCATATATTACTTGTGATGCGTTTGTTGATCCGGTAATGGTGAAATATTCAATGGTTGACGAACCAAAGCAAAGCACCATGTCACGCCAAGAATCGATAGCAATGATGCCGTCAGGCTGTGATTCGGCAGTGTAGAACGGACGATAGCGATCAGGCTTAGACTCATCTTCTAAGTCAGTAACACCGAACCTTTCACCGCCTTTCTGTAACCAAATATAACGACCTCGGTTACGAGCAACATCAACAACATCACCTAATTCGTATTGAGGATATCTTTCAACTACCTCTAACACTTCTTGTGTCATCAAAAATTCAGTAACGTCTTTGGCTGTCTGTTCGCTAGATTTGGCAAGGTTCATTTTGTACGTGACTGTGATTTTACCACCTGCGCGCTTAACACCTTCTACAAGAACATCAGTAAGATAAGGCTTATTATCATCTTCTTCCTGCTGAGATAATTTAACGCCTACCATTTGCTCAGTGATAAGCATCTCATTACCGGTTTTACCATCAGAAGTTTTAGGCGTGATTTTTAACGTTAAGAACCCATCCAGATCACCCTTTGTGAGTGGCACAAAATCATCATTGCCGTCTTTGTGAGTCCATTTTTTAACGTCGCGTTTATACCCTTCGGTAATTACCTTTTCTTCAGGCCAGTTAGATAATTCTTTAACCTCACCGTCATAGCGATAGAGTTTTAATTTACCTCCTGACGCTACTACTTGACTGTAACCAGAGTGCGCCATGGTAACCCTGTCTTTACCTTGAATGTCAGCAATAGCATTCTGTCCACGATAAAGCTTATTACCACACACGCGATAGACCGTGTTGTTTTTCGTGTTGTACTGGACACCACGAGACACACCATCGACACTATGACGCTTTTCTAATGCAGGGAACGAACGCAAATAACCGGACGCATTCAATACTTCTTTCGGTGTGGCCAACATATTAACCGGAAGACCGTCAATGTAATCTGCTGTGTGCGGGTCTTTTCGCAAACCTCTAGCAAGAGGTATCTGGATCCTTGGCATTTGGTTTTCTCCTGTGGAAGTATCGCTGACCAGTCATCGTTAATAATCGATTACCTGAGCCAATAGGGAAACCATCTGGATGATGAGATCTGGCATTTTTAGCTCTCTTTAAAGCACAGCTTCGCATGAGTCTTTCTTTGCCATATCTAGCAGTTGTAATGACCTTATCAAGCGGGGCAATTTGGTAATCAGGTGCAATGCGAGTAGCTAAGTTGTAGATAACTGCGTTAATGGCTTGTTTGTTTAACCCGTGTTCATCACCTTGATCGATAGGAGTGTCTTCATCAGCGAACTTATAGCCAGTATGAATTCCTGCACCATCTTCAAACCATTCGTACATCATTGATTCTAAATCAACCACGCCATCTTCTAATGACTGAGGCTCGATATCGGTTAATGTAGCATCGGAAGCAACGCCTAATTTACGTAACGCCGCTACAACTAACTCACCCTTCGTTGTGATCTGCATCTTTCACCGCCTTTTTCTTGGTAGCGGGTTTCTTTTCTGGTTCTGGTAGTTCCTGTGTATCATTTGGGTTTTTATGCCACCCATCACTTAGACAGTTTTCCACCTCATCATCTGGAACTGTAATAATTTGAAGGTTCATACCCCAAACTTTCACATCACCATTAGCTTTATAAAGCATCGTTTTCATTGTCATCTCCAAAAAAATAAAGGGAGCCGAAGCTCCCAAATAACAACGAGGATTTATTTTTGACCAGTAAGACCAACACCGACAGCTTCAGGTCGTTTAGTGCATGCTGAATACCACACAGCAATACGACATTTACCTTCCAGTGTTGAGATATCACCCTGATATGCAACAACGCCATTTAAACCAACAGAAGGAATATTAAACGCCTCTGTTTTCATACCGCTAAACAGTGCATGGTTAAGTGGGATAGGTTGGGATAGCAGAGTAATCGAATCATCAGCCCAGAAGATGTTTGTCTTAGACGTTTTCACGTTAAGAACATTAATCGCAGCGCCATTTGCAAGAGATGTATTCACGTTGGCATATGCGCGTTGTTCTGGTTTTAAATCTGTATCATCAAGTGCAATCGGCTTAGGCATAATGGTAATGTTGTTACCTTCAACACCAACAACAGCAAATGTTGCATCCTGAGTCAGTAAGTCTTTCGCCATTTGCGAGATGAACTTAACACCAGCAAAGCTGATCTTATCACCGCGTTTAAATGCTGAGCCGTCACTAACTTTAACTACTGCTGTGCGGTTATCAACGTTCTCACGGTTTCCGTCAACATCCTCCTTCCATGCTTCAGGTTTAAACTTCTGCGCGCCATCAACAGTAACACCAGTTGCTGTTCCAGCGGTTAGAGTTGGAAGCTTAGGCGAGCGAAGAACATCTTCAAAACCTGCAACTTGCTTTTGAATGGTTCCTGATTTATACGCTTCCTCTTGAATACGTCCATACAGATCCTTGCCAACCAAATTATAACCAGCTTTGAGATAATCATCAGGGTTAAAGAAGTAACTCAATCCTTCATTGCGGTTTAATTCACGAGAGAAGATAAGAGATTCAGCCTGCGATACAAAACCCCAAGAATCCGCACCGTTAGATAAATCACCAGCATCAGCAATAACTAATGAGGCAGTTTCAGCTGCCTGTTTAGCAATGGATGTTTCGACGTTATTTGCCAGCTTAAGGCCTGATGCACGAATACGACGACGTAACGACGTTTCATCACGAACATCATCAGCACGTAAACCGAAGAAATCGTTATCAGGAACGCCCATGTTACATTTAACAGACAATTCCAAGATGCCAGTTTCTTTATCTGTTAAATCCCAGCCCTTTTGAGTAGGGGCTTCTTGCTCTACTGGCATCCAGACAGTATTTTGAGAGCGCTGCATATCGCCAGCAGGCGGCGTATATTTACCTACACGCTGAGCCATTGGACAGTTATTTTCGATAGTGTTTACTACTTCATCCACCATATAGGTGATGATTTGACCTTCATTTAAAGCCATTATTTTATTCCTTGTAATTTAGCCTTGATTGCGCGGTACTTTTGAACATCACCTTTACTTGCTGCATCATCCATTTGCTTTTGTAATGCCGCGACATTTGCCGCTGTAACATCACCGCTAATAGGTTCATCAGCAGGTGGAGCAGATGAACGTTGTGTACCGCGAGGCTTGAGAGTTAAACGATCAGCTAATCGAGTGAGTTCGATAGTGACTTGAACAGGGTTTTTGCTAAACAATTCTTGCGCTTTTTCAGGGTTTGCACCTAGGTAGTAAATGATAGCGGCTGATTTTTCGGGAAAGTTCTGCGCGATACCCTCATAAACACCTTGAGGTAATACTTGCAACGCTGAATCTTCCTTTTCCTGATAGTCAGGCAAGTTTAACTTCTCAGCCGCATCATAATGAGCCTTGATTGCATTAGCGATTTGTTGACCTTGCTGTGTGTATTCCTGAGTTTTACGACCCTGATCCGCCACAGCTTTACTTCTTGCATCTAAAGCCTTGTTTTGCCATTTCAGCAACTCAGCCTGAAAAGCAGCGTTAGCCTTATGTGTGTCATAGTCATATTTACCGAGTGCCTCATCAGATAAAAAATCATCCAGTTTAGGCATTTCTGGTAGCTCAGGATTTACCCGCAAGTTTTCAGGAAGTTCGCCATTTTCAATTGCTGCTATCTGTTGCTCAATTTCTCGCTGACGTTTACGAGCGATGCGTTTCGCTGCTTGGATAGCATTATTGCTTGGTTTTCCTTCCTGTTGTTTCTCATCGTCTTTCAGGACAATCTCGAAGCCTTCCTCCTGTCCTGCTGCTGAGTTGGCATTTTCAGCAGACTGACTTTCTACGGATGCCGCCGCCTGATCGTCGGACAGGTTTAATTCTTCAGAGTTATTCTGAATTTCGGTGGTTGTACTCATGATATTTAACTCTCTTACATGGATTGAGGATTGTTCTCGACGTTATTGTCGGTAGGAATGTTTTGTTGTTGCTGTTGTGCAACCTCGTTCAGAAGTTTAATGGCCTCTCTTACTGCCGATTCATCTATGTTTCTAGCCTGAGCCAGTTTATAGACTGTATTAGCTTGAGACTCCATTGCATCTTGCTGAGCGGTAAATGCTTTGATTTGAGTTTGTGCTGTTTCGTTATTAGCTTTGGTTTGCTCTGCTTGAGCAGCGATGATTTGTGCTTGAGCTAACATAGCGTTAGGATCTTGATTGCTTTGTGCTGCTTGCTGAGCTTCCATCAACCATTGTTGTTCTTCCTCGGTCTCTGGTTTCTTCAAGCCATTAACAATCAATTCCTTGTTGGCGTAATCTCTGATGAATGCAACGCCTTTACCTTCCATCATGTTTGCATATGTCAGCATCATGACATTCCACATTGGATGCTCTACTGGAACCTTGGTGATAAGCTCGCCTATATCAGCCCTAGCGGCATCTTTTTGTGATTGGAAAGATGGTCCTACATCAGTAAATGTTTCGTACTTACCTCGGATATCATTGCGAACAATCATTTCACCTTTGCGGAAGTCTAACTCTTCCTGCATTAGCTCAACCTGATTCTCCCCTCCATCCTCAGCGGTTGTTGTTACTGTTCGATTGGTGTCGTATATCTCAGCCGCAATTGATGCGTAAATTTCACCATCACGGCGCATTGCAATAGCTAAGTTATCCTGAAACACATACGTTTCTAGGTCGATGCGACTATTTAGTTGATTGACGGTATCGAACGCCACCTGACCATTGGCCGCCTCAGTATCGACACCGACACGAGCGGTTGATTTAGCTGCTTCCGTTGCCACTTCTAGTAGTAATGCATCAGCCTGTGAAACCTCGGCATTCTCCATATATGCAACTGGAGATGGAGGTAGGTCTGCTCCGTTCTCATCTGTTTTGTTGAGATAATAGAATGGATATTCATCATCTCCAGAGTACATTAACTGAAAGCCTTCTATCTGCTCAGGATAGAAGAATGGCTTTTTCTTTGGTGATTTAGCAGCAGTATCAGCAGCTTTCGACAAGATAAAATTACGTAGTCTTTGGGCGTCTTTAGATAACCTGACAACCCCCTCATACAGTTCGTTATCATCAAAGAATGACCACTCACCATACACGGGAACAATTGGAATATGCTCGCCAGCTATCGGCACTCTATCTTTCAAAATACCAGTGCTAGTGATGATTGACTTATAGACTCTGCGCTTCTTAACTTTACGCTCACCTACTTTTTCATAACCAGCATCAGCCAATTCATCAATCTTTTCTTTCGCTTCTTTTGCTGAATAAGTTTGAAGGTCATTAGTTAGCGGATCACGATAGACAAATACTAACTCCCTCTTTTCCTCAACTTCGTAATACTCAGCAATATGAATTGTCTTTCCATTCGACCAAGTGAAAAGTAAGTCATTGTTCGGTGATTGGAATGATGGTTGAATGCTAGGATCTAACCCGTACTGTTCTGCGAATTCTTCCCATCCATTAATATTCATTGCGTGAATGATCGTGCAATTCTTAGCGTCCGACTTATCCATTGCCTTGGCGTTGCAATCCCATATTACGTGAGTGCAAGACTCATGCATTGGAACGCGTCGGATAATCTGATTATTACTGGTTGGATTATCGTCCTCATATTCAGTAGTTAGCCTCCAAGTACCGTAACCACACTCGATTTGCTCTCTTACTGCCACGTTAACGGCAATCTTTGAGCTATTGTTTCGCATGTCAGTTCGATACATACCCATGAGAATATCAGCGGCATCGGCTGGCGCGTTATCCTTCGGTCGATACTGAACCTCAATAGGACTCTTGCGCATCTCAGCGACGAGCTTACGAACCATTGGGCGCACGACATCGAATTGTCCGCGATACTGCAATGTGACATACTTTTCCAGCCAGTCGTCCCACTGACTAACGCGACTAAAGAATAAATCGTTTCTCGCCTCCGTTCTGGCATTTTCAGATGCAGAGTAATCGAGGTCGATTTTGCGAAGTATTTTCTCAAGCCGCTCGTTTCTATCGACCATTATTATCTCCTAATCGGCCTAATCGGTGCGGGAATTACTCGTTGCTTAACTTTCCCTACTTCACCAAATCGTTTAGCGAATCGTCGCATCATGTAGGCGTATCGAGTGGCATCAAGTAAGTCGTCACGAGTTTTAACAATCTTTCCTTTTTCGTCGCGATGATAGAAGTTGTATTCTTCAAACCAATCACGCAAACCACGGAAAACTTTGAATCGCCCTGTTCTCATTAAGTCGTATATTTCAAATAGACCAGCCTCAACAGAACGGGATTTATCAGGCCACTGAGCAGGATCATTAAGCATCTTAAAACCTGCATCTTCGTAATATTCTTTTTGCTGTAACCCCGAACCTTTTTCAGTTTGCAAACCATCTTGTGGCCATGCGGTAGGAATATCTTTAGCCCACTTATTTACAGCACCCCACGCCTCAGCAGGAGATGTCTTGCTAGCCTTCCATGCTCTAGTAACGTAGTAAGCGTCATTATCTAAATCGATAGCTAACTGTATGTGCGCTTGAGGGTGATCCCACCCGAAGTCCATACCGTCAATGACAGCCCAGTGATCAGGAACAGGAAATGGGTCACACGTTATATACTCTTCACCAAAGTCATAAATACGACCATGACCAAGCATCGGAATACCTTTAGTCCGCATGTCACGCTGATGAGGCGGGAATGAGGCCAGCAAATCCTCTTTTACCTTCTCGCTTAAGTGTGGAGCGTCATCCCAACCAACATTCATGCACGTTTGAGCGGACGATGGAGAATCCATAAAGCTGATAACTAAATCTGTTCTACCATTCTCTGGTGTAAATGTTAGGATGCCACGACCACCGCGACCTTTATCGCCTGTAGCGGTACGGGTTAACACTTGCGGATAGATAGTAGGGTCTTTTGGCTCTTCATCAATATGAAACCAATCAACGCTGTCACCCATCAATGCATGTTGGCCTTGTGAGTATGACCAGAATTGAATCTTTGCTAAGTCGCCTGATTTATGCCTGATATATGCAGAACGAACAGCGTTAGGCGTACCAGCCATTGGCTCAGTATCGACAATTAACTCACTCGGTATTAATCCACCCTGCCAGCCGTTATCTGTTTTCCTACCAATGATGGGTGCTTGCAATAAGTCTCTGCACTTTTCACCAGAGTAACCAAGACACCAGATAAGCGGAGCATGTTCAAACTTATACCCTTCCCAATCATCAGGATAATCTCCCATTGCATGAATAGCGTCGATATAGGTAGCTGTGTCAGTCTTTCCGACTCGGTTAGCTGCAATCAATGCAACCTGTGAATATTCGATACTTAGTGCAATGAATTTCTTTTGCCAAGGGTAGCGAGTTTCGTAATAAGTTTTGTAACGGTAGACATTTGCGCGGCGGGATTTTTCCTCAAGGAGCCTAAGAAGCTCAATTTTCTGCTCCCTGTCCATTGCTTAGCTCCTTAATGCGCTTATCTAATTCTTCATCAGTCAAATCAGTGATAGTAATTTTCTGTTCATGTTGAATGCGATCACCATAACGTTTAGGTGCCAGCTTAGATGCGTACCATTTACGGGCATCAACCTGCAAACGAGCCTTGGCAACTGCTGCACCATCTTCAATAACCGCATCAGATAAGTTGATGATATCTTCGGCTAATAATTCCGCCTGAACCTCGCGCGCGTGCGCGTATTGTTCCCGAAACTCTTCATGCCTTTGCAGCCATTCCATTACCGTACTTATCGCAGGTAAGCTAGGTCTTTTGCATATTTGGCGTAGGCTTTCACCTTTCATCAGTAGCTTGCAAATATCCTCTGCAACCTCTGGCATATAACTAGACGGGCGACCAACTTTGTTTTTCTTTGTCATGAGCTATCACCATCAGCACTAATTTTGTAATAAAACTTATTTATCTCATTAGCAATCCAACCAGTTAGATACGCCAATGCCTCATGATTTTCGTAATCTACTTTGATGCCAACTATTTCTAACACCTTCCATGCGGCATGCACTGACTCATGAGATACAACATCAGCATTAAAACAATCGACATCTTTAAAGCTAATGAGGATTATCATCTCGCCAGTTTTTGTATTTTCAATCTGAACAACCTGCCCTATATTTGATGGGGCATGTATTCCCGAACCATAGATACTGCCTGCAACATCCTCAGTAGCGCAGATATGAATATTAAGTCCGTATATGGGGACTTTTACTTTTTTATGTAATTTCATATATCCCCCTTAATCAATTATCCAGCCCACTCGTAAATGAGCTGTGTAATTAACTAAGCTGATGGTAATGTGAAGCTAGGCGTTTGTTGTGTTCCGTCGGTCATTTCAATGGTTAAAGTAACAACACCGCCTTCCTGTGACGCAGTGATAGTTTTGATACCCACGCCATCAACTCCGTTTTTACCATTAATGCCATCTTTACCAGAATCACCTTTATCACCCTTATCTCCTTTGGCGCCATTACCACCTGCAACAGGTTTGAACTTAGCCAAGAATTCACTTTCTGGAATTGCGAAGTCTTGGCCAGATTCATCTCTAAAATAAAACCAACCAACCTGTAATTGTGTGCGCTTGAGAAATTCAAATGTGACGTAAACCAATTCAGGCACATTAAGTAATTCGATATAAACATCATTACTCAAGATTCTATTTTTAATAGAGGTAATTTTTTGTCCGGATACTAATTTTTCACCGTCCGAAAATACGGGCCATGGATATATCACTGTTAACTCCTATGTGAATAGGTCTAGTGCTTCTTGAGCTTCTCGCGCCGCTTTCTGTGATCGTGATACAAACTCACTTTCAGTCTGGCACTGCTTATATGCGTCTTTGAATAACTCAAACTTGAGTGCATCGTCTTTTACGAACTCGATAGCTGCTTGAGCCGCTGCAGTATCGTTACCAACTAACCGTAATAGATCTAAGCGCATTTGATTTTGTGCTGTAATTTCTGTCATTTAGTTACCTTATTGTGTGCAATAAAAAAGGCCACTAGGGCCTATTCATCGTTAAATGTTAATTAAATCAATCTCCTCAATTTTGAGGAGTGCAATATTTATTACTTTTCATGATTTAATAACTTGCCACCGCCAACTAAACCTAATGCCATTTGGCTAATGTCACCTATTAACTTTTCAGCGCGGTTTAAGATGGCTAAATCATCTTGGCGTTTGCGTAATCGGCGACCTGCATCACTTGAATCTTCATCAGAAGCTTTTCTTGCCACGGCTAACATGTGTTGTAATTGCTGGATAGTAAATCCAAATCCTGATTCAGCTTCTAGCTCAGTCATATGATCGAATACTTGCGCTTGAAGCTCGTAGCTGTAACTCATGGCCATCAAACAAGCTTCACGCTTAGGGAATTTACAACACGGGTATGAGCGACCTTTGTTATCGATGTAATCGGCGTAAAATTTCGCTGATTGATTTTCACCCAATACTTTAGGCACTTTCCTTAAAAAGTCCTTATGCTGTAATTTTCTATACTTCTTGCATGGAAAACTTAACCCTTCTATCTCAGCCTTTGCCTTTCTATCTGCGTTGATGTAATCAATCATTTCTAAACTGGTCATAGTTGGTTGTTCAGATGTAGCATTATTGATGACTGATAATTTTGTCATGATACTGTCCTTACTTAGTAATGAACCCTTGCCACATAGGAAATCAGCCCATCGAAGCAGTATCAGCTATAACTGATCTCCTCAAAGGCTCATTCCTAAATAACGATTCGATGTTTTTAGATGTGCGTGCATGTGGTACACAGGGTGAAATGCGATTTATGCAGATACGGGATTATCCCGTATGTAAAACTCGCAACCATCATCACGTATCACTACGTTACTTTGGTCACTTACGGCTTACCCGTCAGCAAGAAGGATCACCTCCTGTTACCTTGTCGGGGTTATTCTTTGGGAATGCTTTTATCCAATTCTTCACGGAATTTAACTGGATTATCTGAACCTTCTATTGCCATGATATTTCTCCATTAAAAAGACCCGCTATTGAGCGAGGCACTCAGTGTTAATGTAATCTTGTAGCCCCAATATCACTTGCTCTGACTGTGCAATTCGTTCTCTGAGTAACCAATAATTTCTGATAGCGGTATCAGTAGGTCGGGCGGTGGTTGCATCATCCATGCTGGCGGTGGAAGTGGTGGTGCTTTTTGGACACTCGGCTTTGATGTACACCCTGTCAGGATTACGCTCAGCACTAACGCGCAACCTATCAATTTCATTCTTTGCACTGGCTAACTCCTGAGTGTATTTAATATCGAGTTGATTTAATCGAGTGATACGGGCTTGATAGTCTTTGTTGATTTTTACTTGTTGAGATAGTTGTTCAGTGAGTGATTGGTTTGATTCTTTCAGCTCATCAATTTTTCCTGCCTGCCATCGAGTCATGATAAATAACAGCGTCATCATCACAGCACAGGCAATTAGCAACTTCTTACTCATAACAACAACCAAGCATCTTCAAAGACTTTTTGTGAATACGGTTGATAACCTAACTCAACACCAACAATTGCCGTAGCTAATGCAATAGCAACTGGTTTTGATGAAACGTTAATAGGTTCATTTACGCTAACACCAATATCTTTAGCTGCTCGGTTAATGTAACCAGTAGTGTTGTTTTCATTTGGCGGAGCATATCGATCGATAATCGACTCGACAGTATTGAGTTCGTATTTCTTTTGGTATGTCTGCAGTAACTTATAGATGGCCCGTATACCATACTCAGGTGATACGAATTGGCAGAAGCTCGGATCTGTTTGCTGTGCTGATAGTCCTTGCCATTTTGAACCATGCCGAATATTGCCCGGATTGTTATTACGTTCACCGCGCGCTGGTCTAGTCATTTTTCAGCCCTGCCTTACCCTTAATGAGTTTACTTAATCCATCTACACCGACATAACCAATGAATACACTAGCCAAATATGCCAATTCATGATTAAGGCCAAGTAGCGTTAAGAGGTCTTTTACAAACCATGCAAACAACGCACACATGGCGCCATCAAATAACGTTTTCCTCCAGCCACCGCCGTTGTACTTACCGCGTAGAATAGCCATGCTAGTTGCTAGCGTTGCGCTAATACCTTGCTCCTTATGAGCGTCGATGGCTTGGAATATCTGATCCCAAAATTCAGGGGTTTCTTTCATATGATTCAT